GACCCAGAGAGATAGAGATCCAGGGTTAGAGGCAAGGTCGTTGTCAAGAAGCTGACGGTGTATTTTTATCCAGCTCAATCTGCCTCTACCCATAAATGGTCATCTTCTTCGCGCAGCTTCAGGTCGTATTGTGCTAGGACTGACTTGATTTCGTTCAGTGTTTTCTGGCCCAGATTCTTGTTTTTTAACAGTGATTTTTCGGAGTAACTGCAGAGGTCTTTGAGGGTTTCTATTTTATTGTTTCTTAAACAGTTGATGGTGCGTACATTCCATTCCATGGACCATACACTTGCCAACAATAGATTCATCTTGGAAGCAACAAATTGCTCCTTTGCTGTAAGGTATTCTTCAAATGGATTAAGTGTTATTGTTTCGTCTCTTTTTGTGCCATGAACTTTGTCTGAAAGTTTCATCACAATTTCTTCTAGTTTGTTAAGTCTTTCATCTGTTTCTCTATAATTTTCACCAACCATTTTGAACACCGATTTTGTTAAACTTTCATAGTTGTTTTCTAGTTCATCAACGTCCTCAATAATCTGTTTAATGCTGTAGTCATATGGATTGCTATCTTGGACTTCCTTTTGTAGTTTATTGACATTCTGCAGTAGGATTCTATAAGCATCATGTAAGTCGGTGAGTCTTTCATTTACTTTCGTAAACTGTTCAACATAGTTTGGCTTTTTAAACATCTTCATTCTCTTCACATTCTTGGCAGATCCTGTCATCGATACGGTATGTATCAAAGGAGTCTCCGCATTGTTCACAACGGTATGTCACTGCACCAAAGTACTCTTCTGGTGTACCAATAAAACCTTCCATTATTTTGCTTGCTCCATGAGTTTCATGATGTATTCGTCAACCGCTTTTTCTGCTGCATCTCGACGATCATACATACTAGGTTTGCGTCCAAATTTAATAGCGGTCTGTGCCTTTCTCATATCAATAACTAACTGTAAAAACTCATCCATTATTTGCGTTTTGTTTTCTGTCTCGTTCATCATATGCAGCCAAGTAAACGTCGACGTCGCTCTCCAGTTTTTTAGCCCGACTGAGGTTGGTTTTGATTCGCTCATTGAAGTATTTTTTCTGTGCAAGTCTCATCTGTCTGACCAGTGAGATAAATGCGTTACCGGTTTCCATTAGACTTTGCTCCATGGGTTATTGCTTCCTATTGCTTTGTCGCTGACTTTTACATATACAAATGAACCGTTTGGATACTTGACTTTGATGTGTCCTTTATTCCAGGCCGGTCTTCCTTTTGTGGTCTTGCGTGGCTTTTTAGGATCGTATGGATTCTTCAAGCCTTTGTTCCAGGGTGTTCTTCCAGGTTCGTATAGGTTTCCGCCCATGAGAGAAGCACACTGTTCTCGACGCAGGCATCCACATGACCTCGTCTTGTTTGCTTGTGGTCCAACATTCTTTTTCCTGAGAACCTTTTGAGTTCCGCATCTGCATCGATAAACGAAATAGGATGCTCCTCCTCGTGTTGCAGGATTTGCAGGACGCAACGGAGTCAAGCGTGTTCCTTCAATCTCGACTCCGTATTCAAGAACGCTTCTTGCTGTCAAAATGAGAGTCCCAAGAGCATGGTTTGATCAGAGGCTTTTCAGGTAAGGTAAAGACCGATGTGCCAGCATTAAGGAGCTACTGGCTAGGAGATTGGTCACCTGAGTTGCTTGGGACTCAATTTCAGAACAGATCAGTCTGGATTCCATCTTGCTGCTGTGCTTGGTCCAGTTGTTTCTGAGCTGCTTCTTTGGCAAGTTCCTTCACTTTTTCAGAAGGCTTTTGTGCTTTCTTCTTGGCAGGCTTTTCTTCTGTTTTAACCTCGACGACATCTGCCTCTGCAGTAATGATCGTGTCTGGATCTGGAACAGTTGTTTGTGGATCGTCATATCGGAGAGGCGCCCAACCATCCTCTGGTTCTGGACCGGTCAGCTTCGCCAGTTGATCGTTCAGTCCGGTGCCTTCCTTCTTAGGCGAGACATCCTTCATGGTTCTGGAATCTGGATCATATCCTTGGTCGCGTGCTTCATCTTCGTCTGACAAGTTTGCTCCACCAAATGCGTATCTAATGCATTGCATGGTTGCCTTGTGTCGCAGCATCCTGTTTGGATGTTGTTTCCAGGGAGATGTATCACGTCTGCATTCCGCAAGATCCTCTTCTACAATGATGGGTCTGGCGCGGTCTTTCCGGTGGATGGTGCATGTTGCAGAGTAGACTTTGCCGTTCTCATCACGGTTCAAAGTTGTCTCCATGCCGTCCATTGCAGGATGCCTGTTTGCCAGTGCGACGTAGCCATCGATGCCAATCATGGCCTTGACTCCGCCCTTGCTTGGAAAGGCGTGGATCTGCTCAGTCATTGGATTCAGATCATGCTCCTTGGCGACCATGAGAAATGCAGCAAGGTGTTCGTTGCTGACACTCATTGAAGGCATCACAGTCTTCTTAACTGTGTCCAAGAATGCTTCTGTTTTGACTCCGTATTTCTCTGCAAGTGTTACTGCGAGTGACCGTTCTTCTTGTTTCTCTTCCATCAATTTCCTTGTTGCTTGTTGATTCTGACGATTCGTTTCATGCGACCGAGTAGACGGTGCTTGAGTTTTGGCTTTTCCATCTTCTTTATAATCTGATTAATACTCATCAAATCCTCTCTGTTCGTGTTGTTTGGAAACCCATCCAGGTACTGGCAGGACACGTTCATCCTGGTGATATCCTGAAACCATGGCCTGTTCGCGTTCTGCATCAGTAAGCTGCAGATAATCGCGGTAGTGTTGGAGGTTGCGCTGATACTCGTAGCGCCCTATGTCCAACCAATCTGAGGCGTCATAGACTGCCATCATGTGCGGTTTGTCTCGTTCAATTGCTATCCAACTGAATCGAGCTGGCGGATGACCAATCACCTCGGTGACTAGGTCGTAGTAAAAGGCTGCCTGAATGTGCAGCCCATTGTTGGCAACGTATTTCATGAAAGCTTCTTGCTCCGCGAAACCTTTGCCCAACGTCTTTAGGTCGTAGAGTGAGACGGCGCTTGAATCTATTTGGAAAGGGACTCCGCCTCTGATCGTCATGGCCTTGCGGTCATCATCCAGGTCTTGATACCAATCGATTCTGCCTTTGCATGGGACTCCGCAAAGCTCGGCAAAGACGCTGACTTCAGGCACGCCTATCTTCAGAATGTTCTTGATGAGTGGATGCTTGTTTGCCTGCTGCTGAACGGCAATTGCTAGGTCGTGATCTTCCTCTTTCCAGCCTGCTCGTTTCTCGTAAGGGTGACGCTCAAGGAGGACTGACTTCGTATCCTTCTCCAGAACTGCACTATGAATGAGAGTGCCTCGGTGCATGTCTGAAGTTTCCTTCAATGGATTATTCTCCAGATGCAAGAATCTCTGGATATCCTTGAGCGCCTTTATTTGTGAAGATCCAAGTGATGGATCTGACCGGTACTGATTGACCGGCATGGTCTTATAGATTCCCTGTTTCATATTTCCACCTGGACATAACCTTTCTTATGCCATCGTTTTTCAACCTCAACTTTCCAAATGATTTGGTCGTTTCGGTATAGTGCGTCCATCCATCCTTTGAGAAGATTGTCAATGTCAGGCTTTTGCTGGTGCGGTTTTAGATACATTTCTTTTCTTTTCTTTTTGCTCCATGACTTAGGCATAGGCATCCAGAAAATGATTGAAATGTCTGTTATTTCTGCATTTAAATTTGGATGCGTCATTTCTTCTGGCAACTTGGAACGCAGCTCGTCGCAATAATCTCGGTAGCGTTTGACAATGGGTCGTTCCTTCCATCGATCACGCTGTGTCATTCTCGGTTTTGGAACCGGAGTGATAGGAATCAATCTTTCGATGTCTTCCTCCTTACTGCTGCGAGGCAGTCCTTGTGTTGTTTGTCTATGCTGTCCAACACTTCCATCTTGCGGAGTTCAGGCGTCAGCAATACACGAAACTGGACTAGCTCTTCAGTGAGCCTCTGCATGGCATCAATTAACTGCTTCTCTTGCATAAGCCTGCACGTCTGATCGAATGAAAAAGTAAGGTCCATTGGGCCAAAGCTGTTCTGGATCTAGCTTCTGCAGATGTTTCCGCCTGAAGATAGATTCGCTAACACCAACGATCTGAGCTGCTTCAGATAGTCTTATAATTTTTTTATTCATTATATGTTTGACTCTATGTGTTAAGATGCTAACATGTATTCAACGTGATGTTAATGTCATCACGCTGACATTCAAAATACATTGTATGTCGCCCTTGTCAACAAAAAAAATAGGAGAGTATGAAAATTGTCATTTACTGGAACACAAACAGAGAAGTCGTTCAGGCTCACCTGACGCCTGAGAACGGCACACAGAAGCGTCGTGTGCTTATTACATTCGACAAACTTGAGGCACTTGGTCTGACCTCAGACACTGCTGATCGTGTTGTTGATGGGGCATACAAACCAAAGGCGAGAGAACTGGCATCAGTTCGTGACAAGCGTGATGCTTACCTTGCTGAACTGCTAAACGACGCAGTCAACAAGCTTGGTCTTGAGGTAGGAGATAAGTCTGCAGGGTTGACGGTAGGCTATGCAATTGACCAGTGGAACGAGAAGCACTGGCCTACATTAAAAGAAGCAGAAAACAAGAAAGCTCCAAAGGGCGAAACAATTGTTTTATCAGAACTCCGCACCGTGAAGTCTCTGCTTGGACATGTGAAGCTTGACGAACTAAATGAGCAGCATATCGCGCAGGCGCTTGAGCCTTTCCATCCTAGCAACGGATATTCACCTAGCACCTACAATGCACTTCTGTCTTCCTTGTCTCGTGTCTTGACATGGTCTGCATCTAAAAAGCGCAGATGGATTGAGCGCAACTTCATGCTGTCGAATGGGAATAAGGGCGACAGTCTTTGGGTAGAAAAGCGTAGCCGACACGATTGGCTTTCCATTGATGAGTATCACCGTCTGCTTGACGAGTTAGAAAAATCCAAGAATCCGCATCTGTTTGACGCAGTTGTTCTGGCAGTCTACACAGGTAGCAGGAAAAACGAATTGATGAATTCACTCTGGTCAGATTTTGACGAGATCAACAACAAGCTTGTCTTCCGATACACCAAGAACAAAACCACAAAGCAGATCATCTTGGACGACTCTGCTGCCACGATCCTACGCAAGCGCATGAAGGTTCGTGCTATCTACAGCAACCGCATCTTTCCACGGCAGGCATCCTGGTCTAACAATTCCAAAAACTATGATCTCAAAGGCACGCCAGATTTCCTTCAAGGATTAAAACGTGCGCTTGTAAGAGCAGGAATAAACTGTGCGTCTGACTGTACTCACGACCACTCTGATGAGCCATGGTTCCGCGAACATTATCCGCACCGCAAAATTTGCTGGCATTCGCTGCGTCACACTACTGCATCCATCATTGCCAACAATGGCGGAACCCTTGAAGACATTCAGCATCATCTAGGTCAGAAAGATCCACAATCAGCGCAGATTTACAAGCACCTTGTTGACGATCACACAAAAAAGACTTCAGCAATACTTGACAAAGCATTATCAAGATGATGAGATGCTATCAGTTTTACAAACAAGGTCTAGCTCGGATCTAAATATAAACATCCCCAATGAAAGATCATGGGGTAATTTTAAAAGGAGTAAATATGCAGACTTTAAAGGTTAGAAAGTCTAAAACCCATTGGTATCCAACAGATTATGGATATGAATGGGGCGGTAACTGGCTCATGGCTGGCGAAGGCCGTAAGCAGGTATTATTCGGCTACCTACACAAGGGGGGCGAATGATACTGAACTTCTGGGAATGCGGGAGAATTGGTAAAAGTCATAGCCCTCCCAAAATAAAAAAGATAAGCCAGAAAATATCTTCTTCTTCAGCAGGAGGAAGATGGGACTGCATGGTTCTGAAAAAGAAAGCCGAAACCGGGATACCACACACTTCTATGTTTACTGGTATGTGGAACGGTTGGGGGACATGTTTGAGAACCGTCAGCCAGTTGCCTGGGAATGTTCAATTTTTTGAACGAGGATATTCATCTAGATCGTTGATCGATCTGCCACCACCAGCTATATGACTCTTTAAGAGTTGTTGAGTGAATCCAACTATAAAAAAACACAATGTCAAAAAGATCAGTTGAAGACCCAGAGATTGTCGAAAGACTACGTCAGGTCTTCAGAGAAAAAGGAATGCAGCAGCAAGAGCTTGCTGATAAGATCGGCACAAGTCGGTCATACGTTGGTAACGTGATGTCAGGACGCGCTCAGTTGTCTGGTAACATCATGAAGAAATTATGTGAACAGGGATTTGATATACCCTGGATTTTGACAGGCATATCAGATTCAGAAAAAATACGGAATCTAGAGGCAAAACTAGAGGCCGTTAAAGAAATGCTTTATGACACAATCGAAAAGGGTAGACGAGGAAAGTGAAGCAAAGGAAGAATATATTAAAAATCTTGAGATGGAACTTGAGGAAACAAAAAAAATACTGAACGAGGCGATGGATCAGCTCGTTAGTGCAGTGAATCTTATTGAAGAATAATGTTCACGATTTTGTTCACAGGATCTGCAAGATTTTGCGATTTTCGGCCTATGTTCACGCATGTTCATCGTGTACAAAACCATCGAAAAATGCCGTAAAGTACTGATATTATGGTGGGCCAGGCAGGACTTGAACCTGCGACCGATCGATTATGAGGGGTCTTGATTCACCACTCTAACCGTTGGTATCACTGGCTTTGCTAGTTTCAGTACTTTACATGTTCACGCTTTTGTTCATGCGTGATGCATTATTCAGGCAAACCAGGAGTGTATTTGACTGCACCGTTGACTCGGCTTGCAGTCAATACCTCGTTTTTATTTTCGCCTGTTAAATCAAAGGAAACATGAACCCAACCGGAGTGCGGTCCTTTGTCCTCTCGGTAGAACTCCAAGATTAATTGCGAAAATTTTAGATTGTCACGAATCCATTGTGCAAGTTCCAAGTTGCTAACCTTGATGTCAAAAACTTCGATATCTGCAGCAGACTTTGTGACGTTTCCATGGTCATCTTCTGCACAGCAATGAGACGATTTTGAACTCCCTCCTACGAGCTGATTGACCTCCGGTGACCGATAACAAGAATTGACCTTGACCGGACCAAACTGATTACGCACTGGCTGCAAAACTTGCTGCGCCAAAGTCGTGATTGCTATCAGTGCTTTTTGCGGAGGTTTATTTGACAGACCGTTTCGGATGGCAACCGTTGAGGCAGTTAGCTCCTCAATTGTAAAATTTCTGGATACTCTGTTTGCCATGCTGAAGTCAAATTTTTGAGGCCATGTCAATGAGGGACTTATGATCGTGAGAACTGTCACCATCAATGGCATCGTCAATTGCTTTTGCAACATCTGGCGGAAGCTGCTTGACGTGTTTCTCCAGGGTTTCTTTAGCAAAATCTGTAGCTTCGTCTTTAATGAATTCGATCAGCATGTTGCTGATTGCCGGTAGTACGAGGTTAAGCATTTGGGTATCTTTCTCATAAAATGTTTCTATGTTCGGTGTTCCAAATAATTTCAGAAACCAGTTGATCACTTTGTACCCTCTTCTGTTTTACCGTTTTCATTCTCTTCTTTTTTGTCGTTGTTGTCCGACGTATCACTCTTTGGGTCACCATACATAAAACTGCCAATTTGGCTTATCAAGACGGTCAATGCTCCAATAGTTGAAACAAGAAGCGTGTTCATACTAGGATCTAGGGACGGTGATGTGTACATCAGAGAGTAAATTGTGAAGGCATAAATACTTAATATTAATATTGCCAACAAGAACCTAAAATTTGCTCGTCTTAATACTATTTTTTCAGTAACAGTATAGTTCCCATTCTTTTTGGGAGGATCTGTTTTAGTTATTTTTTCAATAGTTTCAGCCACGGTTCCCTCCTATTCTTCCGCTTAATATAAAGTCTTTTAATGTTTCGACCTCACGTTCCACATTCGTCATCTGTGTATTGATCGAGGCAATGCTTGTCTTGACTTCAATCAGATCCGACTTGTCAAAACTTTCTCTTATCAATTCCTCAAATTTGTCATTCATTTTGTTTCTATCAGTCCGCGCTTGCGTCTCAGTTTTATAGAACCAAAAGCCTAAAATAAGTAGCATGGCACCAATCACTCCTTGGTCTAAAAACATTGCTGCTATGCGGTCAGGAACATCATTGACCGTCGCAGTAGGTTTCTGGTATTGAGAATCATAATGAGGATTTGTTCTTTGCTGATATTCATCTGCCATGAGCTTGTCCGCAAATGCCTGACCGGATATCAACAAAAAGACTGCCGTCATAAATATTTTTTTCATGCGATACCTTGAACTGGTGTTTTGAAAAGCCGGTCAAGATTCTGGACCTTGTTTGTTTTTCTCTGCAGTCCAGTTCCAATCGGCTGCTGGTATGTTGCTTGTAATCCTGGCGTCATCTTTCGGTATGGTCCTGCAACACCCATCACTTGTGAGATCAACATCTGCTGCTGAATCGATATCTTTGGCTGCTTTGCTGCTTCTTCTAGTGTGATCTTTCGCAGTTCGTTCAACATCTCTGGATAGACTTCCTGCACTGCTTCCAGGGTTTTAGGAACAATAAAGCCAGATGCAATCTGATCAGTTATGACCATGGGATCTTCAATCGCACGCATGACCGTCCGCCATCTGTAGAGTTGTTCTCGTGATGGTTGAAAGTTATCTGACAAAACTTCTCCGTTTAGTGGTGAAGTCGGAATATTTTTGTAGGCATATTCAATGGCACGCTGCGCGGTCTGTGTGACGTTCATGGCGACTTCAGGCGCAGCCATGGAAAGCTCATCGAGGTTGATTCCTAACCTGGATATCATCAAAGATGGATCTGCTTTCAGTTGTGATATCTCGTCAGTCTCTTTCTTAAACCGCTCCTGTTCTTCCTCTGGTGTTTTTGGTTCACGTCCTTTTAATTCTTCTGTTAACTTAACACCTCCCTCCATTGCAGAACCTTCTGCCTTTGCTGCTCGTGTTGCTGCCTTTGCTCCCTTGGCTGCTGGTTTAATCATATTAAGAACAGACCTTTTCATCTTTTCTTTAGTTGATCTCAACACTTCTTCAGCTTTTTGGATTGTGCTTATGGTTGTCTGGGTCTTAGAGCCACCGGCTAAGTCTTTAAGCTTAAAAGATGCAGCCCAATTTTCCTGCATCTGTGCAAGTCTTTCACTGATTCCATCGATAGATTTTTGCAGACCGGTCATCCCTTCTTTCATAATCATGCGGTCTTTGCCTAGAACCAGTTCATCCCATGACTTTTGTCTAAGTGCATTGTGTTCTGTGAAGAAATCAATGATGTCATCCATCTGCTGAAATTCACCTCCCTCGTCGCCAGATATAATCTTCCTAAATTTTTGAGTCTCTGGTGTCAATCCTTCCGCAATTGCAGAAATTTTTTGTTGTTGTTCAATCAGTTCATTCATTCCACCTGGACCAGTTAATTTTCTTGGTGAACTGGTTGCGTGGAAACGTCCGCGCATGTTTAAGAATGAAACAATCTTGTTGTCATCAACGTCATAAACTGGTCGCCCTTTGACATATCTTTTCAATGTGAAGTTGCGCTGAAACATATCTAGGAAATCCATGTAATCAGATGCTGCTTTGTTGATTCGACGTTGTAGTCTTCCTGCATCACCAAAGATTCTTGGATTCTCCAACATGTTTTTAATAGGCAGTCTGATATTTCTAACCAGTTGATTGATTGTCTCTGCTTCTGTCGGTTGTAGGTTTCTGCCAAATTTCAAATGTGGATCTACCATTAATTTTTTGGTCTTATCCAATGTTTTAAATATATCAAATGAAGTTTTAGCATTAGCAATACGACCGGCTAAACCTTGCCCAAAACCCTTACCTCCAAACAACGCACCTTCAATTCTGGCAATAGCAGGCTTATACATATATATGTCACCTTGAGCCTTCATGTCATCGATCACCACAATGAATCTTTCCAGCATGTCCTCAACTGCAGTCCTGACGGTTGTGACATCGTCACCTTCTAACATCTTCCGCATCTGTGCGTATTTTTCTCCGCCAGTTAATTGCTTTACCATGCGGTCGGTCTGCTTATACATTTTTTCTACTTCACGCCTAAACATACCGGCAAGGTTCATGCGTTCAGAACTAGAAGCAAATGCCCATTTTCGGAGTTTTTGTGCTTCAGGATTGCTAGAGAAGAATTCATCCATCAGCTTTTTATCTGCGCCTGTTATCAAAGACGCTCCGCTTACAATTTTGTCTTTGATTGCACGACCAAAACCTCCATGTGTGATCTTTCCTTTTTTGTTTCGCGGTGCATATTTGATGATGTTTTCGCTGTCCATAATCTGCAGTAATGGACGCGGATCATTTAGAGACACACGCCTGCCAGCTTGCTGTGCGTTTTCTAATACTCGACGTTTAAAATCTCTTGCCTGTCTTTCATCTAATAATCGAGCAGCCATTCTGCTGCGTGCAGACCGTTGGATTATTTCTTTTCCTCCGCCCAGGAGAACACCTCCTGCTCCGCCAAGCAGAGTTCCTATCCCGATATTTCCGACAAATGCCTCTGCAGACATCTCTTTGTTTTCTAGTGCATCTTCAGAAATGGTTTCACCAATTCCATACAATGCGCCTTCAACTGCTCCGCCCAATGCCAATGGCGCTGCAGCTCTTGCCAAGGTCTGCTTGCCTGCCTGACCGGCAATCTTTTTCCCTAATGCTCTTGCAGCAACTTTCCCTGCTTGAGCAGATGCACCAGTAACTCCACGAGCAGCCAACAATCCGAGTCTTGCAGCAGCTCCAGTTGTTGATGTCGGTTCTGGTAATAATAAAGGAACAAGCGCACCTCCGATCTCTGCCGTTGTTGATATCCCAGGCTGCCTTTCTTCTAGTTCGCGCAGGCGTTCTGCTGATACTCCTAACGACCTCCAAAGCGGATCTGACAAACCAAGGGTCAGTCCTCGTGTTGCACCAAAGAAACCGGCCTGCAGTGGTGCGTCGCCATATTCTTCTTCTAGACGTGCCTCTTCATCTGCCTTGGCAACATCCTTCTGTAAATCATTAAAAAAGTTTGTCGTCTTTTCTTGTGAAGGAAACCTCCAAGAATGGTCTTGTATGATCTCTGCTGCCTTGTCGGCAGGCATGAGATACACTTCACCAGATGGGTTTTCTAATGGGACTGCTGGTCCTGCTTGGAAACCATAGGTGCCAGATTCGATGGCATTATTTACCTCTTGAAACGGAACATCCTCAATCTGTCCTGTTTCGTTGTTGTAAAGCTTTGGCATTTATTCTGAGTAAAGAGACTGTGAGGAACGGAACTGATTTCGTAGATCATCTTTTGTCATGTCAACTCTTACTCCTGTCTCAGGCGTAAGTCCTAAAGTGCCGAAAATAATATCTCTGGAACTAGCAACATAATCCTTGAGTGCTTTATATTGTGCCAAAACGATATCAGTGTTGAATTGACCTAGTGGGTCCATAGGTACTGCTTTCGACAATAGTTTGACGTCTGCTTCCTGCAATACTCCAAGATCAAGAAAAGCCTTAGATTTCAACATGCCGATCATAAGAATCGATTTTGTTTCTGCGCTTTTTCTTGCTTCTGAATAAAGCGGATTGTCATAACCATAATCTTTTTTCATTTGGATCAATTCATCTAAAGCTTGGTCCAAGTTTTCTATGTCTTTGTTTGCCTGGATTGCAGTCTCTGCCTGCTTTTGTGTGTTTGCATATCCGACAAAACCTGGAACTTTCCTAGCAAGTTTGTCTTTTTCAGATAATGGAGTTTTTTCTGCAGCCTCTTTTTCTCCTTCTTTTCTTCCAAGAGCTGCTGCTTTTGACTCATCAAATTTTTGCTGTAGCTTTAGCGCAGGAGATGGTTGCTGTTTTGTGATTGTCACCGTCTTTGGCGCTGCAGCCTGCTTAAGTTCTTCCAGTTTCAATTGCTTCTCATTGTTTAATTGCTCCTGCAAAAGTTGTCCTTGTTGCTTTGCAGCAGATCCACTTATCTTTTCAAGACGTTCTTTCAGTTGTAACTCAACACGCTCAATCATGATGACTCGTGCAGCCTTTTCTGCTTCTGTGTCTGACATGCCCTTGCGGATCAAATCATTCAGCAGATTCCGTTGCTCAGTAATGGCACCGGCTTTTTGTGCTATTTCTGTTTTCTGTGCATCGATGTCGTCATCAATTGCTGAGTTGATAATGTCTAAAGCAAAGTTTTTTGTGCCGGTCATTGCTGACGCATAAGCACCTAGTCCAGCAGCCAACGCAGCAAGGATCTTGGAACCAGTTCCTTTTTTCTTAAACAATCGATCTGGGTCTACTTCTGCGCTTTTGTATTCATTTGTTGCTGCACTGACTTGAACCATCAGTTCTTCTTCACGCAATCTCTGCTGCCTCTGTCGTTCTTCCTGTGCAAGTTTTAATTCTTCATCCTGCTGATTGAGGTCTTTGATTGCTGCAAGCCTTTCCTTGGTTTCTTTTTCACCCTGGAAAAGATTGAGGTTGTTGAGGCGTGTCTGAATGCTTAATTGTTCTTCAAGAAGCTTCTCTGCTTCCTTCATGTCGTATCCAGAACTTGTTGTCTGTGTCTCTGTGACATTGATCATGCCAGGAGCAGGCGAAACATTTTCCCTGCCGTCTGTGAACATCATGTCAGTAGAGAGTGAAACTTCTGGATTGGAGCCTGCAGTCTTTGATGTGACTCCCTCCATGGCAACGGTCTGCAAATCTGGACTTAAATCACTAATTAAATCTATTGACAAGTTTTCTGATCCTCCCTGTGTGCTATTGTCAGGCATTGGTGCTGATGCTGCTGCCGTTACACCGTCTAGATCCAATGTATTTGCAGATGCTGGTTCTGTGCTTGCTGGTGCGCGTCCAATTTCGCTGTAGTCAGGATAATCTGTATTGACATCAACGTAAGGGACTCCTGCTTCCGTTGTCTTAACTTTGTCAGAATTCAATGCCATAAATTTCTGAACGTCTGGATAGCCCAGCATTTCTGCAAATTCTACAATCTTGGTTCCTGGTGCTGGTTTCATCAGATCCTCGCTGCTAAGTTTTTAACTTGGTCGTTCAGGTATGCTTGTGATGCGAGTAACGCAGCCAATCCTTGCCCCATGTCCACCATCTTGCCAGTTGGTGTTTCTCTAACCATCTGCTTGCCCAAGCTCGTCTTCTCAAGATCCTGCGCCATGATGCCAAGAATCTCACCGTGTTTTGCTCCAGGTGAATCTGGATCTTTGTATTCGTAAGAATATGCTTTTAAGGAATCAAGAAAGTCCTGTGCTTTTGTTTTTGCGACTTTGATGTTCTTCTTTGCTCGACGGTCAGACGTCAACCATGCTGATGCTACCGTAGCAACTGCGCCAAGGATTGCGTTTTGTTGATTCTGATTATTGGCAGACTGTTGCATGGCTCGATTCATCTCTGCCAATGTCATCTGCTGCTGTCTATTTAATGCAGCAATTTTTTCCTGAGTATCAAATCCAAGCTTTGCCAGTTCGACTTTTAGTTGACTATCCATCTGAGCCAAATCAATGGATATTTCTGCATTCTCCAACTGCATTTCACCAGTGAAAGCAGCAAGTGCAAGCGCGTCATCTAGACTTCTTGATTTCAGTGCAACCTCAGTATTGGTCTGCGAAATGACAATCTGCTTTTGAAGATTTGCCAGACGTGTTGCCAATGCCATCTGACCGTTTTGAATCAAAATCTGCTTCTTTGCTTCTAGGTTTGAAAGATTTACATCACGGTCAAGACTTGCCTGTGTTGCAACTCTGGAAAGATTAGTTTCCATGATTGCAATCTCACGAGCTTGATCGAGGTTGCCCTGCGTAAATGCTTTCTCTTTTTCTGCTGCAAGCTTGGCAAGTGCCATTGAAACTTCTTGTGTTCCTTGTTGCTGATACAGTTGTACCAGACGACCTTCAGCAGCAATCTGTTCTTGTGACCGCAACTCTGCAGCCTGACCAGTAGCGACTTGTTGAACATCTGCAAATAATTGTTGCAATTGTCTGCGTCTACCAGGATCAGCAGATCCTCCTGCCGTCTGTCCAAGAAGCAGGGAAACATTCTTTTCTGTTTGTCTATTGAATTGTTGTTCTGCTGGTGAAGGTGCTTCGCCTGCGACTCTGCGCTTTAAAATGTCAACTAGCTCATTCTCGTTGGCGCGTACCTTGTCTATATAATCACGTTCTATTTCAGGCGTGAATATGATCTCGGTTCTTCCTGCATCAGCTACATCTCCGACTGTTACACCGTCGGCTTGTGGTGTTTCTGTAATCTCTGTGATCTCTGCATCGTCAACGTCATCCATTTCAGGTGCATCACGTTTAAAAACATCAACGTCCTCAGTTGTCAGAGTGAATCGGTTCTCTCTTGTGAAGGTGTCCATGGCGTCGTCGTATAATGCTCGACGCTGTGCCTCAGACAAACGTGCATAGTCAAAATCCTCTGCAGATAGAATCTTGTCTGCATCAGCAAAATCTGTAGCCACTACATCAGAGATCGACCCATCCTCGTTTCTAACACGCTGACCAGATGCATTAAAAATTCTATTGTTGAATTTGTTTACAATGCGTTCTTTTAATTGTGCCGACTGTGCTACTCCTTCATAGGAAACTTCTAGCATTTCGTCATCAAATAATTTCCGCAAATCATCTTCTGCTACGCCTTCATAGCTTGCTTTGTTTTTCGCATACCATCGTTCAAATGTCTGATCACTGGTAAAAGTCTTTGCTTCTGTTTTTAGATTCTCACCGGCTTTTCTTAGGCGTATCCGACTGTTTGCTGCGTCCAGTTCTGCTTTGGTGAAATGCATTCCACCGTCATCGTCTGGTCCGTAGGTTGGTTTTGGTGGAACATATGGACGGTTGTTTGATGAACTGTCCCCTCCGCCACTTTGTGATTGTCGTATAGCTTCATTTACGACCGCTTGTTCTGATGGTGTATAGTTGTATGAACCATCATCTTGGTATCCATAATCAGAACTAAAACTAGATTCTTCTCTGTTATTTTCTCCTGAACCAGAATCTTCTGGTCCTCTAGTATCATCGTCAGGGTCATAACTTCTAATAGGTCCACCTTGAACACCAAGACCCATAGTTCCAGGTAACGGTTTTCCAGATCCGCCAGCATCCTTCAACATCTGAGCTTCTTGTGGATTGATGGCAGCAAGACCTTCACCTTTGTCCTGCAGCATTGCTGCTAATCGACGCAGTTCCTCGTCTGATAATGGTGTCCGCATCTGGTTTTGATCTGGTAGAAAGCTTGAAATATTCATACTAATTTTTGTGAAGGTAGTTTCATGCCATTAGGCTTCATTCCAATCTCTAGCATTAAGTTGCTGACACTGTAGGACTGACCGACATCTGGTGCCGTTGATGCAGAGTCTTCACCGTCTTCAATAGTGAACCGAATGCTTTCGCACTTCTGTGTTCCTAGATTCATGCGGAACTGGTAAACACCATCAGATATCTCTGAAGTTCCTGCACCAAAAACCTCTGAACCAAACGGTGATTCATCTCCAAAATTGTTGATGCCTAAATCCTGGGAATAATTAAATGTGTGAGTTTCTCTAAAAAACTGCTCGTAGTTGTACCCAACTTGGACTTTTAGGTTATGTTTCGACTTATAATCACCCAAAACAAAGGCTTTTCTGCACCTTTGCAGACCTTGGATATTATTTGTTTTAATCCATGCAGTTGTCAGTTTCAGAGGAAACCGCGCACCTGAATCTGTGAATGAAGTAGATTGCTGCCATACCTCACCGTCTGTTCTCAGGTAGCAATAGTTTCCGGTCTTTTTCCAAACCGTAGCGCCAGATCCTTTGTGGTCTGAAAATGTTGACCATTTATTAAAATAATAATCGTAGACCAGGGTCGTGCCGTCGCTAGATAGGAACCTGACTTGGTTCTGATCCTGAAGCAGTTCTGCGCTTGTTATGGTCTGGCTGTTATATGCTTCGACTGCTGCGCCCAGATAGACAGTTTCAAGCGACCGGTTAAGCAAATAGATCCCCTTGTTGGATTGGAATAATATCCCTTGAGGAATTAAAACTAGAGATCGAGGTTCTTTGCAGCCTGCGTCGGATGTAATCAATGCAGGGTCTGAAAAATTATCTTGGTCGCCAGTTGGTGTCGGCCCATCACCGGTCATGGCAAAGATTCGATCTTCCTCAAATATGATTAGTTTCTCGTCCATCTGCTGCAGTCCGGTGATCTCTTTTGCCTCTGGCACATTGATTGTGAATGTGTCGGCAAATTCAATGGCATTTAATCCTGTCTGCTGTTTGCTGAAGTGCATTACAGTTGGATTCTCAGAACTCACCGCAAACATACGTTGACCAAAAACACCAAGAACCGAGGTTGCAGGAGGTGCAATGTTTTCTAGGACGCTCCCATTTGTATATAGGTTTTCTTTTGCTACCAGTGCCGTGTCGTTTACTGCGCCATTGTCTGCGAATGAGACGGTGTCCGTTGCTGCATTGTTGGCGACAGATCCAATCTTGAAATAAAGAGTTCCAGTTGTGACTGTTCGATACACTTCTATTGTGACATTTGTGTGATCAGTAATTCGTAAAGTCGGAATGGTTAAGGTATTGATTGAATTTCCTCCACCTCCTGCAGCTTGTGATGTTGCTACAGATGGCGCTGATCTGTGAATGTGTCCCTTGGCGTCGGTGTATACATAAATGACTTTGTATGCATAAGTGCCGTCTGCCAAAGATCCTCCGCTTGTCGCAGTGCCTGCAGTCACGTTTTCTGGAAAAATATGGAAACCAAGCTCGTCAATAACCTGACTGTCATAACTGCTCAAGAACCCTCCACCAATTGCCAACACCTGACCGAGTTCTTTGTTTAAAAAGGTCCGACCTCCAACAAAATCTGCTTTGACTCGTGCAAGTCCTTTAAGGCCATAGACATCGTTATCTCTCGACTCTAGTCGTGTCGTCACCTGGACCGGCAACTCAAAAACTCCAGAATTGATCGTGGTTACAGATGTAGGTACTGGTCTTGTAGGCAGCGCACCGGCAACACTCTGCTTGAATTTACCGAGAACCAATCCACTACTATCAATCAAAAAATAGGTAGGCTGCAGATCAGATTCATGAAGCACAAAAATATAGGTTGTTCCTTCATATATAAACGGACGACTGACAAGACCGACACTTCTCATGACGACCGTTGCAGATCCGAGACTGTTTGAAGTTGTGTTATATAGGCGCAGATTCAACTTATGATTATAAGTCGCAGCAGCAGAATGTTCGTAATAGACATCCAGGTTGCCATCAGAGTTGTAACACATGCCAATGCGCTTAATCTCGGTGGCATCACCTCCAGCGACGTTTGCCGTTGTCGCCAAGTCAGAACCTAGTCTGTAAACCTTAATCCCACTGCTGTCTGAGTTCTTGGAAAATGCGACATAGATATCTGTCGAGGTTCCTATCTCAGAAAAAATACTGATTGAATCTTCTGCTTGGCTGCTAATTGTTACAAGGTTGGGGAATCCATTTGCCAGCGTGCCTTGAATACCAGTTGAACTTATATAACAAACCTTGACGGTGTTGCTTGTGTCTGCGTATGCGAGGACCGCGCTTGCACTTGTAGAATCGTATGGTGTGACATCGATGTGAGGGTTTACAGAATTGACGTCTGCAGCTATTGATTGAGCTGACGCAAATGCGCTTGGATTATCAACCGGTAACTGCCTTGATTTGATCAGACTTCCTGAAACTGTATCAACATATATAACAGTCAGATTTTTATTCTGTGCAACGCATCTGGGATTGGTGCCTGAACTTGTAATCTCTACATCTTCAAGAATTACAACATCATTTCCTGAATCTACAACACTAGCGCGGATTCCTCCGCTTGTGTCTTCCCATGCGTATAAAACCAATCCACCAGAGGTTGCAGAATCTACAGCAGACTGTTCGTTTTCATTCCTAATCAGATCCTGGCTTGTTGCATCAACTGACCGAAATCCTCCTCGATCAACCCAACGAGTCAGACCAGATGCGTAGGAATATAATTTGTTTGACCCGAAAACAAGCAGTTCATCTTCTAGGCTTGTAAGAGCTTCACCGGTAGGTAGTGACGTGCCGTCTAGGACGTTGGTGCCAAGTGCATCATATCCGTATCGTTTAGTAATGACAGATCCACGAGTAAAAACACCATTTTCTAGTTCAACTAGATTAGTAGGCAGGACAAGCTTTTGATCTGTTTTGGTGTCAATTGATCCTGAAAGATCAATCGGAACTAATGCTTTCTCCAGTGCCATTTTCTTGATCAATCAATGCTTGCTTATAACCTAATAATCTTTGTTGTAATGCGTAATATTCATTAATTTTGTTTTGAACTGCTACAAGTTCAGCATCAATCTCTTCTAACGTCTTCATTTA